CGAAAATGCTATATAATGATGTTGTGATGATGATAAAGTGGACAAGTCGATATACATTTAATACTACGCTATACGGAGAATACAAATGAGTCTATCAAGTCTAAAGAAGGGTTCATCCCTTGATAAGTTGAAGAAGGCAGTTGAGCAATCTTCTGCTGGTAACACTGGTGGCAAGAACGTTGATGATCGTTTTTGGCAACCAGAAGTTGACGCTGCTGGCAATGGATACGCAGTTATCCGTTTTCTTGATACGCCAGCCGTTGACGGTGAGGATGGTCTTCCGTGGGTTCAGATTTGGTCACACGGTTTCCAGGGTCCAGGTGGTTGGTACATTGAGAATTCTCTCACAACTCTTGGCAAGACCGATCCTGTTTCTGAGTACAACACTGTTCTGTGGAACTCAGGTATCGAAGCAAACAAAGAAATTGCTCGTAAGCAGAAGCGCAAGTTGACTTACATCGCCAATATTCTTGTTGTGTCTGATGCAAAGCGTCCGCAAAATGAAGGTAAGGTTTTCTTGTTCAAGTTCGGAAAGAAAATTTTCGACAAGATCAAGGAACAACTCGAGCCGCAGTTTGCTGATGAGACTCCAATGAATCCGTTTGACTTCTGGAAGGGTGCTAACTTCAAGGTCAAGATTCGTAACGTCGAAGGCTATCGCAACTATGATAAGTCGGAGTTTGAGGCTCCTGCTGCATTGCTCAGTGGCGACGACGATAAGATCGAAAAGGTCTGGAAGTCTGCATACTCACTCAAGGAATTCCTGAAGCCAGAAAACTTCAAGTCCTATGATGAACTCAAGGCGAAGTTGGATAAGGTTCTTGGTGCAGGTGGAGCAACTGCTGCCACTGCAAAAAAGATCGAGGATGAAGAGGCACCTGCCCCTGTAGTCCGTTCGGCTCCTGCAAAGAAAGTGACTGCTGAAGATGTTAACGTCGATGATGACGATATGGCATTCTTCGAGAAACTTGCTGCTGAGTAATTTCGATTAGAAAACCGTAGATGTTTTCAGGGGGACTTCGGTCCCCCTTTTTTTATACTAAAGAAACAGATGTAAATGTCGATGGGTGAGAGAAATCTTTTGCGATTGCTCTAATGAAGGTGTCATCACCGATTCGTGGTTGCGCTTTGACAGGCGATCCTTGAATTTCTGGTTTTCTTTGTTCTCTTTGAGCTCCACCGCCACCAGCTGAAGCAACAATTGCTGGTGCAACTGCAGCAGCTGCTTCTCTTGTTGCTTGCATTTCTGTTGTTGCTGCATTAATTTGAGCACCAGATGATGGTGTTGGCGTTACTGCGCTTGCAACTGCTTGAACTGCTTTCTTTGATTGATATGATTGACCATCTAATGGGATAATCGCTTCTGTGCCATGAAGCGTTGCTGGATAACCAGAAGTTGGACCAGAGGCAACACCACCAGCAGCTGCATACATACTGCCGTCTGCTGCCCTTCCAGTAGTTCCTTGAAGATTCTTAGCAAATAAACCAACCTTTGATGCATACTTATCTGGACTTGCAGTTGCATATCCTGCTGCTGCCATTTTATATCCAAATTCTTCTGGAGTTCTTGCTGCAACAGCATCTGCGTATCTTTTAGTTTTCAAAAATCCAACATAGCTGTCAGCAAAATCTTTTAGGTCTGCAAACTCAGCAAAATATGATTTAACTTGCACCCACTGTAATCCTTGATCTTTTGCTTTTTGCCAAGAACCCTTACCATACCATTGATCAACAGTAACGTCATTGCCTTTCTTTCTTATGGTATCATTTGGTCCTAAAATTGCTGCCAATGATTCTCCGCTTTTCTGTGCTCGTTCAAGTTGAGCTGCATTATATCGTTCTTCAGTTAAAACATAATCTCCTTTTTTATATTTTGTTCCAGCTTTAATTCCTGCATAATTAAAACCTGCAGGTAAACTTTTTCCTGACCCAGATTCACCAGCCCATTGACCCAAAATGCCAAGGACAGGTGTACCACCTAATGCTTTAGATGCATATTCTGCCCATGGCGTCATTGTATTCACAAATTCTTCTTGGTTCTTAAATTTGCCGCCTGGAGGTGCCTTTCCAGTTGGTGCTGGTGCTGCACCACCTGGCATATTGCTCTTTGCTCTTGATGTAGTTGTTGTGCTAGAACTTCTGGTAACTGTAACCTGATCACTCCCTTCATTTCTAGTGTCTGTTCTTATTTCAGATGATGTAAATGACTCTCCTGCTGCTGGTTTAGGTGCAGCTTCAGGTGCTGTAGTAGCAGGTGCAGCTGCTTCTGGTTTTGCTGCTAGAATTGATGGAGCTGCTCCACCACCCCCTCCAGATGATGTTGGGGTAGGAGTTGCTGCAGAAGCAGTGGAACCACCACCTCCTCCACCTCCACCGCCAGTCGCGCCAGCTGAAGAAGGTCTCTCAAGATTACCACCACCAGCAACAGCAGCTGCTTGCGTTTCTCGCGTCATTGCATCTGTTTCTGGTTGTTCAATTTCAGGCATTGATTTTGGTTTTTCAGCACCGCCTAAAAATTTAAATGGTTGGAACGTAAAGCCACCAATTGGACCAACTTTAAAATTATCACCGAATGGATTTGGCAGTTCGAACTGCCCCATTATTTCTGGAATTTCTAGTTTAATTCCAACTAAAAATTCTTTAATATTTGACCACACTTTAGATGCAATGTCCGTTACAATTGCAAAACCTTTTTGAGCAACTCCCCATAAGAATTTACCTATGGCAACAATTCCAGGAATCAATGCACCAATGGCTCCACCTATAAGTCTATAAAACTTTTTAATTGAGAAGATTTCCATAATATCGTCAAGTGTGTCTTGTACTTTATCTACTTTTTTACCAAGACCAGCATTAGGATCTTTTGGTTCTGCTTCTTTTATTTCAGCACCACCAATGGTTTTACTTTGCAAATCTGTGTCAATCTTCGAAGCACTTGGAGGTGGAGCGCCCATGGCTGTTGATGTTGAAGCTGGGGTTGCAGTCTTTAGTGCTGTTGGTCTTAAATTCATTCGTTGTCTAGCGGCTTCATTGCTTACAAATTTACCACTATCAACGTCACGATATCTACCAGATTCTTTTGAATACTTGAGACCAGATTTTTTCTCAAGTTTTCTCATGTCTCGTTTTGATGCTGGAGTTTCTTTTGCCTGACCTGCTCTGAGTTTATTCGCAATTCCTTCCACAGACAACTGAACGCTCTTCAAGATCTTTGATGTTTCCATAACGACATTGAAGATTTCCTTCAACATCTCATCTCGTTTCTTTATTTTCTCAGCTGTTTCTTCTTTTTTTGCTTTATTATTTCGTGCGATGTCTTCTTTATCTTTAATCCCAAACTTTTCTTTTCTTTTTTGCACTTCATCTTTTGATAACTTCTTACCGAAGATTTTATCAATCATTTCGGCTTGTTTGCTATTTGCAAGACCTAAAGCCTTTGCAATATTACCGTAACGAGATTGAACACCAGTTTTGGCTTCTTTAAATTCTTGTTGTAAGTCATAGGCTGCTTGAAGACCTTTCAAACCAGCTGACGCTTTACCAAATGCACCAGAACCCTCTGCACTCTGAGTTGTCTCATCAAATGCTTGTTTCTGCATTTCCATTAAATTTTTAATCTCAGGTGATTCAGACCCTTTCTTTTGCTGAGATTTTTTCTTTAGACGATCAATGCTTCTTGTCTGTTGTATTTTCATTTTCTTCTACGAGTTCTAGTTATTTTAGCCGCAGCACTTTTTTGTTGCTGCTGTTGTAACTTAATTCTTTCTTTCTCTTCCTTCAACCAATTCATGAGCAATGAGACATACGTTTGCCTTTCCCAAGGCAACATATTTTCAATTTCACTCACAGACCACTTGTGATGCTGAACTAAACCAAAATTACAATTGAAATAGTTCGCTAAATTATCATAACCAAACATTAGCCGAAAAAATCGTCGATTCCTCGCACGAAAATTTTATGCTCAAATTCACATTTATTGCACTTCACATCTTTATGAGTTTCAACATAAGGCATTGTACTAAAGAAGTTCTTAAATGGCTCTAGTTGATCCAAACTCAACGCTCCCATAAAGTCATAAAATTCTTCTTTACTAAAACTTCCCGCCTCATATTTTGATTCTTCATCAAAGACATAATCTAAGTGTTCATAAATTAAATCTAAAATATTCTCAATGCTATCCATTTGAGAAGCAACAGATGCTGAAATCTTTAAAGAAGGATAGTTTAAAATGACACCAATAGAATCATTAATCATAACTTTGTTCGAATGATTCTCAGGCTCAACAACTTTCACTTCATTTAAATCAACCTCAAATGTCATATTGTTGCCGCATCTCTCATCATTAACAATATTTTCGCATTTATATGTTAGTTCTAAAACTTCTCCGACTGATTTAAGTCGAAGATTGATAAAGATAAGTTCTAGGTCAAATAGAGGAATATCATCAATATCAATTTCCTCTAATGCGCAATTGTTGATAATTTGTTTTACAGTCTCTAGGAGAGAAGAAAGATCTTGGGCTTCTTTAGCCATCAACAACAACTTTTCTTCTTTCACAAGAAATGGTCTAAATCTAACCTTTCTATTCAAAGACTTTAAATACACGTCAAAAATTGGATAATCTAATTTTGGTAAAGCCATAATTTACTCCATATTATTACCAACCACCAGAAGCACCACCCCCAGCAAATCCTCCTCCACCACCAATAAATGGTTTTGTTTTCGGTAGAGTTAACGAATTTGTAGGTCTTAAATTGAATTGCCCAGCTGATGTGCTTGCAACTCCATCGACAGATGCTGAAGAGGTGCGAATAGGTTCTTGTGTAGGAACTGATGGCGCACTCACATCCAGCCAACGATCAAATTTAATGGAAACAGAAAGTCTATGAATATCATCTGTACCCCAATTCAAATTCAATGCATTTACAGTTGCTGGAAATGCATTTAATAATTTGCATGCGTATATTACAGAAGGTTTTGGTGCGGAACCGCTTTCAGATCCTGGAGTACCTTCGCTGTATTGGCGAATTACCATGTCAGTAACATAACTTTGTTTATAATTTACCAGGTATGTTTGTTTTGGGATAATGAAGTCTAACCATCGGTCGAAAAAGCGTTTTTCCCAAAGATCGCCAGCACAAATAAAGGTCAAGGTTAAATCGCCGAATGCTGGAGTTCCAGCAACTGGAGTCGGTGCTCCAAAGATCTTACTTTCTACTGTGTTAATAGTATATCCAGGCAATTCTGCAGATTCACACTGAAGCGAGAGTTCCTCTGCCGTTCCATATGATTGCAAGAATGGAGGGACCGTAATGATAACATCAAATTTAGATGTTTTCGAGAATCCTGCATGAGAATCGAAATGCGCGATAAATTTGTTTACATTAAATGCCATTACCTTTTATACACCATCTTTTGCGTTGGTAAGAAGATCGCAGTTTCCCAATTATTCGGCTCAATGTAAATCATAGAAGAAACGATATGATTCAATAGATATCTTTTTAGACAGTCTTGAATCATTTTATATCTGCGCGATTTCGCGAGCAAATCATACGATAAACGAAACTTTGTTGTATCGTCATATTTATCGTTGTTTATAAAATCGTGCAAGCGATCTAAAAGAGCGAGTCGACTGTATGGATCGAGATAATGTAGGTTTAACCCTAAGAATCCGTCTGGATACATTTCTATGGGAATGACTAGAGGAAACTTATCCCAAACTGGGAGAACATCTTTAAGTTTCGGATCGTACTGATAGGTGTACATACGACCTATAAACGCTCTTGGAGAGATTCTTCTAGCGTCATTTAGCACATTCGAACGATCAGCTGGCATTCGAAGTGCCATTAGTTTATTGCCAAGCCATGTTCTGGCTTCTGCGCTTCGTGGTCGAATACCAGCAGCGGTCATTTCTCGACTTAATTTATCGAATAGTGATGGCATTAGATTCCGAGATGTTCCTCTGTTATAACCTTAAAAGTCCATTGCTTATTCTTGCAATACTCTGTCGCAGCCTTCCATTTCGCCTCATTGACGCCCCAAGTCATAACCTCATTGATGTATCTTCGTGTAATCTTCGACTTCTTCTGTGGAGGAACAGACTGGCTTTTAGGTTTTACCTCTAAAATGAGAGACTCAATCACACCAATTTTATTCTGTACCCTCACAAAAAAGTCGGGAAAATAACGATGCCAACGATTATCTACAGGCGATAAATAAGGAATTACGATCTCTTCGTTCGACCAACCAACAACGTTGGTATTTTCGTCTAAATGCACCATAACTCTTCTCTCCCACAAACTTCGATACCATATGTTTGTAGGATCGCCTAAATATTTATTGGTATTTTTGGGACTGAATTTACCTGAATATGCCATGAGACTATTTAGAAGAACTTTTAGGGAATCTTAATGCCATCTCCTATCTCACCTATGACGATTTCTCAAGACCTTAACCCATACGCAGCAAAAGGTCCCCTTGAGAAACTTACGAGAAACGCATTCGCATCGTCAGATTTACGATATCCAATTGATCTCGGAACTAATAATTTCGAAGGTCTTCATTACATCACTTTTTACATCAATGTACAGGAAAAGTCGCAATATAACGTTACTGAAAGAACTGGAGTTGGTGCTACCATTAACGCAAATAGAGAACTTGATGCTGGTGGCGGTATTGGTCAGCTGGCTACAGAGGGTGTTGGGTTTTTCGGTTCTTTAGTTAGTGGTGCTGCGTTTGGTGCAGCTGCAGGTGAGATTGGTGGACAATTAGGTTTTGCTCTTGGTGGACCAGCTGGTGCTGTCGGAGGAGCTGTTGGTGGTGGTGTACTTGGTGGAGCATTGGGTACTGCAGTTGTTGAATCAATAAACCTATCAAGAAAAACGAAAAGAATTAGTTCAACGATATCGATGTATATGCCTGACACAATTAATCAGCAAATTGTGCATGAGTATGGCGAAATTTCTATGACGGAAGCATTGGGTATGGTTGGTGCGATTGGACAAGGCGCGTCATCAGTTGGGGCGAGTGTTGAAGGATACTTCAACGAAACATTTGGTGATGGGACTAAAGTCAATTTAAAGGGTGCTGGTGTTGGTTCTCTCGCTGAACTCGGTGGAACGCTCGCAGAAAAATCTGGAGTGTTTGGAGCAGGCATGAAAGAAGCCATTCTGTTTTCTGCTGGTCTTGCTCTCAATCCCCAAGTTGAAATTCTCTACCAGAAAACAGGACACAGAGAATTCTTATTTGATTTTAAGATGATTGCACGAAGCGTTGCAGAAGCCTCTGCAATTCGTAAAATTATTAAACAATTTAAATTCCATTCAGCCCCAGAACTACTCCCAGGATCACAAGGACGTTTCTTCATTCCACCAGCAGAATTTGATATCAAATTTTTCTATAATGGAGCAGAAAATACAAACATACATAAAATATCATCTTGTGTATTAGTTGGTATAGACGTCAACTATGCATCAGCTGGTCAATGGACAACATTTGATGATGGTATGCCAGTAGAAGTTTCAATGCAATTAAGATTTAAAGAACTCGAACTTATTCATAAAGCTCGTGTTGAGGAAGGCTACTAATGGCATCTTTAGGATACTTTAATTATTTTCCTAAAATTTTATACACCTTTGATAAGAACACACTAAATCAACAGGCTGTTACTAATATTTTTGCTAGATCTACTTTCTTGAAAGAGATCTCAGAGAATTCGGCAATTTATTTTAAATACCAAGTTCAAGATTCAGATACACCAGAAATCATTGCCCATAAAATTTATGGAAGTGAATATCGTAGTTGGATTATTTTATTATTCAACAAATATATTAATCCTTTATATGAGTTCCCATTGAAAAGTTCTGTACTTGATGAATACGTTGTGAACAAATATGATCAAACAATAGAACAAGCGCAAACAACAATTCATCATTATGAAGAAGAGACTACAAAAACAGTAACCTATAATGGAATTAAATTTTATGAGTCGATAGATTCACATATAATTTCAGATAAAGAATACAATTTTGTTACTTTGACATTAGTTGATAGAACTCTTCCAGGAACGGCTGACACCTCTCTTGTTGTGAGCAGCGAGCAAAAAACTTTAGATAATGGTCAAACGGTGACTATTGTTATTAGAAATAAGGCTATATCAAATTATCAATACGAAGTTAATGAGAATGAGAACAGAAGAACAATCCAATTAGTTGACCCCTCTTATGTGACTCGCATTGAGCAAGAATTTAAACAATTAATGAGAATATGATTTATTATGGAATCTCCTGGTTTAACAAACTCTAAAGATTATGAGATAAAGGTGCTAGATTTAATTAATTCTGGCGGTCAAGTCGTTGATGTAAGAAAAATCTTTATGGAACTTCAATTGTTCCAAGATATCTACTCTTCAGTCATGAGCGGAACGATTGTAATTCAAGATGGTCACGACATCTTTTCTAACTTTTATTTTTGCGGAAACGAGTTTATTCGAATTTCTATCGATAAACCATCTCTTGGAAAACCTATACAAAAAGTCTTTAGAATTTATAAAGTTGGTGGTAGAAAGCCTGCATCAGATTCTGGTCAAATTTATTCTTTATTTTTCTGCTCTGAAGAATTGATATTCTCAAATCAAAAACGAGTAAGTAAATCATATAAAGGATTGAGAACTGCAGATATTATTCGCGACATCTTAATCAAAGAACTGCAAGTTGACCCTACTCGAATTGGAGCATTAGAAAGGACTTCTGGTGTTTATGACCTTGTTGTTCCAGGATATCGTCCATTTGAAGTTGTTCAGTGGGCTGCATCACGTTCATATGATGCGTCTGGAAAGTATTGCTATTTCTTTTATGAAGACAGAGATGGCTTTCAGTTTAAATCATACAATACAATGATTAAACAAAAAACAATTAAAGATTTAAAATACGAGATTAAAAGAGTTGATCAAATTGATCCTGCATTAAATAAAGATTCTATTGATAGAGTTGAGATTAAACACGACTTTGATATTTTGACTACGATGGCAAATGGTGGTTATGCATCTAAATTACTTTCTGTTGACATATTCAATCAGTCATTTAAGTATGACAATTATTCGATTGATGTTGCAGAAGGTCAGAAAAATTTAATTAATGAATTCAAAGCAACTAATAGTTTAAAAAATTATGATAAAATTCCTATCACCAAAGCATTTGACTCCTATTTCTTAACAAACATTGCAATAAATGATACATCTTCCGAAAAAAGTAATGATCGCGATAAATGGTTGATGACAAGAACATTGCATATGACTGCAATGCATACTTTTAAATTGAATATCCTTATTCCTGGAGATATTTTACTCAAAGCAGGTGATATGGTAAAATATGAGTTTCCAAAATTTGAATCACCAGATCCATCTGGAAAAGATCCTGATGAATATAGAACAGGAAAATATCTTGTAGCAGCGATCTGCCATAAATTTTCTGGTGGGGATAAAGGTGACTTTGAGAGTATCGTAGAACTTGTTTCTGATTCAGTGTCAAAACAAATTCCATCACCCAAAGATGGGCTTGATAAAGTGACAAGAAGATTCACATGAAAGCACAAAAGAACTTTATTGGTCTCGAGGGGTTCATTTGGTGGGTTGGTGTTGTTGAAGACCGACAAGACCCTGAGCAACTCAATAGAGTTAGAGTTCGCTGTTTTGGTTGGCACACAGAAGATAAAAAACGAATTCCGACAAATGCACTACCGTGGGCGCACCCAACCATTCCAGTAAATAGTCCTGCTGCATATAATCCAAAAGAAGGCGACATGGTTTTTGGATTTTTCCTTGACGGAGATCAGGCACAAAATCCCATCATAGTTGGAGTTTTTCCTGGCAAACCAGATAAGAAACCAAATTATGAAAATGGATTTAGCGATCCAGGAACAACATTAAGTAGCAGACCAAAACGTCCTGATGATGCATCTGAAAAATATCCAAAATCAAAGTATTTGAAAGAAGCAACAACAAACAGACTTGCTCGAGGTAAGGCTGAAGGCACAGTCATTAAAACTAGAAAAGATAACAAAACTAGTGGGATTAAATCAGCTGGTGGTGTTACATGGTCTGAGCCTAATCCTGCATTTGCACCAAAGTATCCATACAACTATGCACACGAGTCGGAATCTGGTCATGCATTTGAACTAGATGATACACCAGAAAAAGAAAGAGTTCATTTAGCCCATAGAATGGGATCTTTCTTTGAGATCGATTCTCAAGGCAGCAAAGTAGAAAAGGTTGTAAAGGATAATTACACTCTCATCATGGGCTCTGATCACGTTTATGTGAGTGGAAAATGTTCTGTAACAGTCGATGGAGATTGTAATCTCCGAGTTGGCGGAAACATGAATATTGAAGTTGCTGGGCAAATCAATATGGCAGCTGGAGACGATATTCGCATTAAAGGCAAGAATGTGATGATTGAGTCTACTGGAGCATTTGACGTTAAGTCTGGTGCTGTAATGAATATTAATGCCTTTGACAAACTCAGCCTCAAGGGTGCAAATACAGCACTTCAAGGCGAGATTGTAGATATTCCTGCAGCCAGAATTAACATGCAATCAGGTTCAGCAGCTGATGCAACACCAACTGGATTAGCTGGTGGACAAGCGTCTCCTTCATCTGCTGCTGCGAATATTGCATCCAATACTGCTGCAAATACAGCATCAGCTGGTGGAACTGGCATCACTGGTGCAATAGATACTGCGCTCACGACAACATCGAAGATAACATCAGTTGTTGGCGCCGCAACCAATACAGTGGCTGGAGCATTGTCAAATGTAACTTCTGCAATTAGTGGAAGTGCATTGGGTAAGGCTGTTGGTGGATTAACCTCCTCGGTATCAGGGATTGTTGGAGATTTAGGTAGGACTTTAGATTCTACAATAGGTGCTCTCCAGTCAGTAACTTTACCGCTCGGAGAAATTACAGCTCGAGTAACTCAAACAGAAAATTTGGTCAATGGACTTCGTGGAGATATTTTGAGTTTAACTGGAACAGAAAGAAATACTACTCTCGGTAAGATCGATACAGTGTCAACTCTAGCGTCAAGTAAAAATATCGATTTCAATATTGATCAAGACATTACAACTGCAATTAATGTTGTTAAGAACGTTGGGGTTGCTGCATTCGAAACAGTTACTGGAAAGAGACTATATCCAAAAACAGAATCTGTTCAAGTCCCAAGTTCAAACACAGGTTAAATTATGGCGATCGTAGTTACATTGCCTTGTCCTGCAACTTTGCTGCCGACAAAAGCAGACCTTGCAAATATCTTTATGCAACTTGCAAGTTTACCTGCTCAATTTGAGGCAGAAGTTGAAAAAGTAAAACGATCTGCTGAGTCTCAGATAGATGCTGCTGTGAGACAAGCCATTCTAGAAAAGACTGCGCCATTGTATGCAGCTGCGGATAAGGTTCGAACGATATTAAATCAGATAGATTCTTTACTCGGAAACTTCCCGATATCTCTAACAGACCCGATTTATGCATATCTGAGTGTTCCAGCATGGGAATGGGAGAGAAGAATTACGGCAATTGTGCAAGAATATCATCTTTATGTACAAGCGAAATTTATGGAACTTATCGCGAAGGTTCTTCCATTAAGTTTTTCTATCCCAATTTTAGGTTTAAGTATCGATGTTGTCCAGTTATTCTCTAATGCTGCGTATAGAGCAGCTTTAAAGGCTCAAATTTTAGAAAGATTAGATTTCTTTTATAATCTAGTTCCTGAAATTTATAGAACTTTTAATGGCTTGTATGGAGTATTCTCCGCAGCAATCCAAGCAGAAATTATTTGGTCGTATATCATGAGCCAACTTAAAAAGGGAGCTCTGCAGATAATTTACAATGCACTCGGTGGACTAATCAGTAAATTCAGCACAATATGGAATGCATTAGGTCTTCCAGCTCTACCTGCTCTCTTAAGTTTAGACGTTGCTGCATTGATTCAGACAATCCTTGCAAGTATTATAGAGCGAATAAAAAACGCTCCATATGAACTGAAAGAGAAACTCTTAAAAGAGGCAGTCGAACTTATCGAATCTCTCTCTATATTCGGGTTTAATGTTGTGACCTTGATTGGTGGAGAGATAGATCGGTATGTCACGAGTTACGAGCAGAAACTGAACGCATACATAGAGGCTTTACGAGACTTTGCAGAAGATTGGCCACAGTACCTAATAAAACTATGGATGCAGAAGGTGACGGCATTCTTTAATGCAATAGGTTTGGGTGCTCTTTTGCAGTGGATAAACTTCAATTTTTGTACATTCTTAACATTGATTGGAGTTCCAACTTCCATCTCGATTGACGTAGATGTTGCAGTTGATATAACCCAAGGATCGTTTTCAGCTTCTATAGAACCTGTCACGACATAACATATAAATAATAAATTACAAGAATCCCTTTCAGAGCAAGATGCCATTAAATTCCCGAACTTTTATTGATTTTGATGTGGATTTTCTTCCAAATCCCATCACAAAAGATATTCTAAAGAAAACGAATGAGAGTTCTATTGCTCAATCGATCGGTAATCTTTTGCAAACCTCTCACTATGAGAGATTGTTTAATGCTAACATCGGATGCAACCTGAAAAGACATTTATTCGAGCCAATAGATAACATTTCTACGAATAATATCAAAGAAGAAATCGTACAAACGATAACGAATTATGAGCCTAGAGTTAAATTATTAGATGTTAGCGTTGTTCCAGATTATGATTCGAATGGATATACGGTTAGTATTAAATTCTTCGTAAATAACGACCCACAGCCTATCACGATCACATTTTTCTTAGAACGAGTAAGATAAGATGGCAAATATTGACGCAAAACTTCAAGTCGCTGAATTAGATTTCGATACTATCAAACAAAATCTAAGACAATTTTTACAAGCGCAGTCAGAATTCAGCGATTATAATTTCGAAGGTTCTGGTCTTTCTGTTCTACTAGATGTATTAGCATATAATACTCATTATATGGGATACTATTTAAATATGGTATCGAATGAAATGTTTATCGATACTGCACTTACTCGCGGTGCAGTGGTATCGCACGCAAAACTTCTTGGTTACACACCACGTTCTCGCGTCTCCTCAAAAGCGGCGATCGATCTAACTATCACACCAGTTGCCAACGACTCAAATAGTTCTATTGTAATTCCTCGTTTTACAAGATTTGTTTCTGAAACGAAGGACGGAGTTAATTATATTTTTGTAACTCCTTCTGCTCGTATCGTTTCTAAAAATACAACAACTGGTTTGTTTAATGTAGAAAATCTCGAGATTAAAGAAGGTCAGCCAGTTACATTCACATACACTTATACATCCGATACAAACCCTAAACAAGTATTTGAACTTCAAGATGTTGGAATTGACACTTCAACTTTAGTGGTTGCAGTTCAGAAGTCAGCTCAAAACGCAAACTTAGAAACTTACATTTTAGCCCAAGATGCAACTGATGTTGATGAGAACGCACTCGTATATTATCTTGAAGAAAATAAAAATGGAAGATATCAAATTTATTTCGGCGATGATGTAATTGGTAAAAAACTTTCTGATGGAAATATCGTTATCGTTTCTTATGTTGTGACAACTGGTACTAATGCGAATGGATTAAAATCTTTCAAATTACTCGATAATGTATTAAATGGTTCAACAATTGCAGTTACTCTTCGAAGCGAATCTACTTCTGGTGCACCAGAAGAAACTATCGATCAAATTAAGTTTACTGCACCAAAGTCTTACATTGCACAAAATCGCGCTGTGACAAAGAACGATTATATCGCGCTTATTAGTCGCGATTATCCATACTTCCAAGCAGTGAATGTGTGGGGTGGAGAAGATAATGTTCCTCCTGTGTATGGTAAGGTATTCTTTACGGCTAAACCACTTGGCAGTTATGAAATTACTGTAACAGAAATTGAGTATGTGAAGAATAATATTATTCGTCCATTCTCGGTTCTTACAGTCACTCCAGAATACGTTGCTGCCGACTATAACTATCTAAACCTCGCCGTTGATGTTAACTTTGATCCAACAAAGACCAATAAAACTGCAGAAGAAGTTAAGACAACGATTACAACAGCAATTCGCAATTTTGCAAATACAAATTTAGATACATTTAATAACTCATTTAAAGTGTCTCAATTGTCTAGAGCAATTGATGATTCTGAGAACTCAATTATGAGTAATGATATTAAAGTGTTTATTGAGAAAAGATTTGCTCCAGATACAACTCGCTCACAAAGTTATGAGATTAACTTCGGAACAGAACTCCAACAAGGTACAACTTTACAACGCATAACAACAACTCCATCATTTACCTATTTGGACAGTTCGAACGTTGATCGTGAGTGTTTTATTGAAGAAGTCTTGCAGTCTTATACAGGTATTGAAGAAATTGAAGTGACTGCAGCAGGTAGTGGTTATACATCTACACCATCAGTTTATATTGATGGTGATGGAACAGGTGCCGCAGCTCAAGCACTAATTGTAAACGGAACCCTTCGTAAAGTTACTATCACAAACCCAGGAAGTGGATATACTTCTGCTATCGCTCGAATTGAGGGTGGTGGTGGCGTTAATGCGACAGTAAGACCAATTCTTCAGGGTCGTGTGGGTCAGTTAAAGATCTTCACCATTATTAATTCAATTAAGAAAACAGTTGTTGAGAATATCGGAACTGTTGACTATAAAACTGGAACTATAACGCTAAACAATTTCTTCCCAACTGCGATTTCAGATCCATTTGGAACAATTGTAATAAAAGCCATACCTGTTAAGAAAATATTCTCTTCCGAAAGAAATAGAATTATTACACTTGATCAGTCAGATCCAGCAGCACTTTCAGTAACTGTAAACGCTATTGTCGAGTCATAATATGGCAGCAGCTGAAAAAACTATATCAGCACTTGTTCAGACGCAGTTACCAGACTTCGTCAATGCAAACCATCCACAATTCAAAAGATTTATTGAATTGTACTATCAATGGTTGGAGCAAAATGCTCCAGCTGGAATATCTAACACTGCAGGCAATACAATCTATCATGCTATGCAGATTGGTGATTATCGTGACATTGACGAAACCCCAGACGAGTTTGTTCGTTACTTTAAAGATGAGTTGTTACCATATTTCCCAGAGAACCCATCACTCGATATTAAAAAGATTCTCAAAAGTGCAAGAGAATATTACAGCAAGAAAGGTAGTGAAGAATCGCTCAAGTGGCTCTTTAAGGCACTTTACGATACTGATCTAGAAATCAACTATCCAAAAGAGCAAATTCTTATTGCTTCTGATGGTAAGTGGAAGAAGCCAAGAGCATTTCGAATTACTGTCGGTGAATCAAACAAGAACGTTGATGTTAATCTTCTAGAAAAGAAACTCGTTGTCGGTTCGGTTTCAGGCGCGACTTGTATTATTGAGTCGGCAAATCGTACAATCGATGAAACAAACGGTAGAGAAATTATTGAGATTTATATCTCAAACATCACAAAATACTTTAATAACGGCGAAGATATTATCGTAAATTATGTCGATGTAAATGGTATCGATCGCGTTTTCCGCGAACGTATCATCGGAACATTGTCGAATGTTAGAGTTGATTCGAATATTCGCACAGATCCACGTCAGCGTCGTCGTGGTTTGCTTTATAACGTAGGCGATCCTGTCGTTATTACTGGAGGTCTTGGTACTTCTGCTGAAGCAAACGATGCAGCAGCACTCGTTGGTAACGTGACACGTGGATCTATTGAAGCCGTCACTCCAATCTTTTTTGGTTACGGATATAGAGAACATTATAACACTCAAGTCGTTGTATTAAGAACGTTAGGTGTTGATGATGATGAGGCAAATTCATCCACTGATTTGCGTGTCATTGGTTTAAACACATCTGCTTGTACATCAAACAGTCAAAGAAATTTTGTTGAAACAATTAATTATGATTTAACATCAATCGAGTTCCTTGGAGATACACTCATTGGATCAGCAAATTTTGCTCCAATGACTCCAAATAACGTTAATCTTGTTCTCAATGTTACTGAAGAAGATTACACTGATTATTTCGAAAATTTCGAAACTGTTTGGGCGAACGGTAACAATCAGTTCGATGCATTATTCGTCGGTAAGGTTGCAACACCAAATGGCAACACACGAATTAGCGGCACGGTAAATGTTTATAGCACCAATGGAACAGTTTGGGGAGCAGGAACTCAGTTCTCGTATGAGTTAAAGACTGGTCAAACTCTAAGAGTTGATGGTGAAGATCAAACGATTTCTTCTATTACGAATAACGAACATCTTGTTGTATCCTCTGCTTATTCTTCTACATTAACCAATCAAAATGCTTACAGAATCGGTGTATTTGCAGACTCAGTTGGTCCTGATGCGACTGGTGGACTTCTCATCTATGATGCACAGTATTCTGGCACTTTAGCAGACATTTTCTTGGGTTCTGGATCGCAGCTCATTGCAGCAAATAGTGGAAAGACATGGAACTATAATTCCATAACTAGTTCTTCTCTTGATGCAAACGCAGATGCAATGATTATCCAGTGTCTAGATTTCACATCAGTGAACACTGGTGGAATCGCTGCAATTTCAGTGATTGATGGTGGCTACGGATTCCGCGCCGAACCATCATTAGACATTACATCACATTATGATACAAATTGGTCAGAAGATTATGATTATAATAATTCAACTGAAAGACAAGACAAATTAGATACTTGGCAAACGTTTAAAGATCTTGGATTAGTTGCTCACGTTTATATCGATAGTCCAGGAACAGCATATTCAGCTGGTGATGGATTAGTTTTTGTCGGTAGAGGATATGGGGCAAACGGATATGTGCAGTCTGTAAATGCTACTGGCGCCATTCAGTCTATTATTCTCGACAATCGCGGCGAAGGATATCTTGCAAGACCAGAAGTTTATGTGGAAAGAGCAACAAAAACATATCAAACTTTGACAGGTACTGCAACTGTTAATAATGAAAGCAGAATAGTTGTTGGTTCTGGTACTTCTTTCTTAACTGCTGTGTCTCCAAGAAGCATAATTAAAATCAACGATGAGATTCGTCGCGTTACGACGATCACGAATTCAACTCACTTACTAGTAAATACTGCATTTACTGCAAATGCAACATCACAAACAATTTATGAGCAAGATGGAGAAGAAGCCACACTCACTGGATATTTGTTTGGCGATGGATTTGTTGAGACAATAGACACCTCTGCTATTGGTCGTGTTCAAGATATTCGACTACTCTATCGTGGTTATGATTATGTCAGCACACCAACGGTTTCTCTCAAGGTTGTGGATACAGTCGTCAGCCCAATTCCAGATTCTGAGACTCTATACGAACAAGAATACATCTACCAGGGAACTTCACTTCAAACATCTACGTTTAGAGCAAATGTGAAGTCATATAATCGTACATCAAACCTTCTTCGTTTGTATAATTACTCTGGAACAATTGACACCACGCAGTTATTGAAGACTGCAAACAATGTTCTTATCAGCGTTGATACTGGTGAAAGAGTTCCAGTTCCTGCTCGCGGAATATTAGTTGGAACTGGACCGTCAACGTTCTATCCACAATCAGTCGCTGATCTTCCAAATCCAATGTATTACGGTAATGGTCGCGCGCGAGCCAATGCTCAATTTGCTAATGGTCTAATTGAATTCAATGGGTTCTTCTTAAACACAGATGGATTCCCAAGTGCTGATAAGGTTTTGCAAGACGATACGATTTATCACAACTTCTCATACATCATCCAAGCTGAAAAAGATCTAATCGAATATGAAACTACACTAAAGAACATTTCACATCCAGCTGGTCTCATACTTTCTGCAAAGAGAATTGTTTTAAGTGGCGATAATATGGGCGTTGACACTAAATCGAACGCTGACGTATTCTTGTCAAAATACGATAGTTCTAGAGTCGGTGTACTAAATTCTCGTTCAAATGTAATCACTGGATACGGAACCGATTTCACGAATAGTATTGGTGGCGGTTTAGCCAACACCAAAGTCAACGTTGGTGACTTGTTTATTCTAAGTTATAGTGGTGCGTTCTCTGAAAATTCTATTGCAAATGATAGTTCACTTAGAACTCAAACGAAACTTATTACCGCAGTCAATTCAAACACTGAACTTGAACTTGAGAGTAATTTTATTATTACTGGTCAAGGTCGTATGAACAGTAACGTAGCATATGCATCGATTACAGGAACTGTTGCAACAAATCCTGCAGTAACTGGAACAGTAACAATTAATCCTGCTCTCACAGGAAATGTTAACGTAAATCCATACTTGACAGGAACGGTAAATGTTCTAACGTCGAATGTGGTTGTGGGTAATAATACCATATTCACAACTGAACTTGTTGCAAACGACATTATCACGATTAATAATCAAACAAAACGTGTGACGTCGATTACTAACAATCAACATCTTTTTGTTAATTCAGTATTCTCACAGTCAGGTACAGATAATACAGCAGTTCTTTCCTCTGCTGTTATCAGTGGTAACGGTACATACTTTATCGGAAACTTAACTATTGGTGATCTTGTTACTGTAAATAACGAAATTAGATCTGTTGTTCTCGTCGATAGCAATACTTCAGTAGAAGTTAATGCAGCATTCAAATATCATGCAGAAACAACACCAATCTATACTCAATCAAACGTTGTAATTGGATCAGGTACAAATTTTGATCCACAAATTAACGTTGGTGATATTATCACAATCAATAATGAAATTCGTCGAGTAACAGTTCGTGCAAATGATACCTATCTCGAAACGAATACCAAGTTCACAAATGCTGGAAATACATTACCGCTTTATAAAGCAAATTCAATCATTCTAGGTTCGGGAACTACATTTACAACACAACTTGCCGCGAATGATGTAATTAAAGTCAATAACGAAATTAGAGAAGTTATTGCAATCACTGATAACACGCATCTCACAGTCAATACTCCATTCACATATCGCGAAAGCGGAAATGCAGTGGTGAAACTATCCAATACTGTGTTTACGATTACAGGAAATGTTAATACTCTTGCACAAATGATTGTTGCTGGAGATAATGTGACCTTTAATATCGCAACTTCGAATGTGTATAAAGCACAAACTGGTAGCGTTCAAGTCTTTACTCAGAACGGTAAGATTGTTGGAACATCAACCAATTTCAGTACTGATTTGCTCGTGGGCGACTTGATTAAGGTGAATAACGAAATTAAACAAATTGTGAACATCTCTAGCGCGACTGTTATGAATGTAAACTCTTCATTCTTGAACGAAGCGACTGGAAATATTTTCTATAAGAGAGCAACTACACAAAACGCAAATGTTGTTTCAGTAGGATCAAAGACTATCACAACAAATGTCGCACTTCAAGCGAATACTTCGGGTCTTGTGTATTTGATTGTGCCAAACTATAATAAACCAGTCACTATCGCTGGAACTGTTAATGCCAGCGGAATTTATGTAACAGGAAACACCACAACACCAAATGTTACCTATTTTGTGGGTAACGTTGCGATTGGAATGAATATTACTGTCAATAATGAAATTCGACAGGTTGTTGCAATTGATAACAACGCTAACCTAACTGTAAACCTAGCATTCACGAATGCAGCAGAAGATAAATACCTCTATGCAGTTGAATCATATGACTATAGAGTTCTAACTCTCACCAAAGATCTCGGATAAAAAATGAAAGCATCTATATCTCCATTTTTCGGTAAATTTATTGCTGAGGACGTGAAAGATCACTTTTCAGTAGACTCAAATGCATATATCGGAATCGGTCGTTCTTTAGACTTTGGTTCTTCAGTCACGGATGTCGATGAAGTTGTATTTTCAACGATTGACGAGAACTCAATTTACAGAAACTTAATCGGATTAAAAAAGATCCAGCCAAGCGATATGCAGCTCGTCGCTGCTCGCGTAGACTGGGCTTCTGGTATTTCATATGATCAATATGAAGACCATATCAATATCTTCACATACACTGATGTTAATGCTATTGGAACTGCAAACGCTAACGCTAATACAACTCTCGCAGGAACGGCTAACATCTCATCTTCGAATATTGTTATTGGAAACGGAACATCGTTTACGAACTACATTTTCCCTGGAGATCAAATCGCTGTAAACTTGGCAGTCAAAACGGTTGTTTCGGTAACAAACAATACACATTTGATTGTCAATAGTGCATATGCAAATACTAATACAGGTGGATCTGTTGTATTGGTTCGAAATAACAAGACTGTTGTTGCCAATTCCGCTGACTTTAGTGCGCGCACTGTAGGCGATATCATCAGAATTAATACAGACGACAGAGAAATTGTAGCCATTCGAAGCAGCAAGGTTATTTCTCTCAACTCTGGACTTACTTACTCTAATTCAAATATTAGTGTCTCAACAGTTTCAAACACATATCCTCTTTACGCAAATAATTTCTATGTAAGAAATAGCCGTGATCAAGTGTTTAAATGTCTTTATGATAACAACGATGCTGTTTCTACTATAGAACCAACCATCGACATTGATGGTCAGTTACCAGAAAGCCCATTTATTCAAACTGGCGATGGTTATAAGTGGAAATACATGTACACTATTCCAGCAGGTTTAAAGCAAAAATTCTTTAATACTAACTGGATGCCTGTTCTTACAGATCAAGCTGTTGTGGCTGGAACTACGCAGGGCGCGATTGATATTATTGAAGTGCTTTGGGGTGGTTCAGGTCATATCGACGGCGGCAATTCTAACACTGCTCGTATCCTCGAGATTACTGGAGCAGATGGCGCGAACGCAAATCTTGTCGCAACTGTTTCTGATGGTGTGATCTCTGGAGTAACGATTCTCAACGGTGGCAATAATTATACTCTTGGAACGGTTACTGTTACAGATACGAATAAACTAGGTGCTGTGACTCTTCCTGGAACAGTGAACGTCACGGGAACTACGGTGTATGCAAATACCGCAAACAATCCATATTTTGTGGGTAATGTCTTTGTAAACGATATCGTCACAATTAATGGCGAGAGCAGAAATGTGGTTACTGTATCTACCACTCAACTCTCCCTAAATGCGGCTGTTAATACACCTACGAACACACAAATCGCAACGATCGTACGATCAAATGCTGCTTTTAATATTCAGTTCTCTCCATCCTCTGGTGGGCATGGATCTAATCCTCCAGAAGAACTCGGCGCTCACACTATTATGATCTCAACAGAGTTGGTTCAAACTGAGAACGAGACGATTCCTGTAAGCCAGGTTGCTCAATTATTTGACTTCAATCAGGTCTCGATTATTCAAGATCCACTGTATCAATATGCTAATAATACAACTTATTATGCAAATGGTAACAATCTTCGCGCGACGACAAGACTATTCGTTTCTGACCCTGGAACATCTAATTTCGTCCAAGACGAAACTGTATTTGTTGGTTCTACGGTAGACGATGCAAATACAACAGGGGTTGCGAACGTCGCTCACTGGGATCCGAACGATAACTATCTGTATATAAATAATATCACTGGTGTGTTTAATGTGCAGGATCCAGTTAAGGGGTTATCTTCAGGGGTAACAGTTCCTATTTTAGAGATCGCAAATTCTGAGATTAAGCCATTTAGTGGAACAATGTTGTATACAGAAAACCGTAAAAACGTTGTTCGATTAGACAATCAAATAGATCAGATTAAGATCGTTCTATCATTCTAGGTAAAAAGACATGGAATTTAATATTGATCCATATTATGATGATTTTGAGGATAATGCGAAAAATAATAATTACATGCGCATTCTCTTCAAGCCAGGAAAAGCAGTCCAGGCTCGTGAATTAACTCAAATTCAATCTATTCTGCAGAATCAGATTAAGCAATTTGGCGACCATGTTTTCCAGGATGGCTCCCCAGTTATCGGTGGCAATCTAACTCTCGACAATAAAGTTCGTCACGTTAAACTTCTTGAATCTTACAATAACGTTGATATTGAAATCGATGATTTTGATCGCAAGGTTGTTCGCAATACATCAGGTTCTGTGCAAGCAAAAGTTCTAGCAACTTACTTCCCAACGGATGGTGTCCCTACTCTTATCGTAAAATACCTCACTGGACTTGAGTTCCAAGATGGCGACGTAATTAAAATTGCTGGAACTACAACTCAAGCCCAATTAATTGCATCCAATGCTAGTGGACAAGCAACTGTTGTTTCTATCAACGATGGTGTTTTCTACGTTGATGGATTCTTTGTTCAGGTTTCTGATCAAACCGTTGTTGCTCAGGCTTATGGCGTAAATGCAAACGTAAAAGTTGGTCTTGAAATTACTGATACAATCGTAGACAGCGAAATCGATACCACACTTCTAGATCCAGCTCAAGGATCATTTAACTATCAAGCTCCAGGTGGCGATCGATATCAGTTCAATTTAACGCTCTCAACTCGCCCTCTTGATTCTGTAGTTGATGAGGCTCAATTCTTTGAATTGATGCGTCTTGAAAATGGTATTATCACCAAACAAGTCAAGTACCCAGTTTACGCTGAACTCGAAAAAACTCTTGCTCGCCGCACATTCGATGAATCTGGCGACTATACAGTTCGTCCATTCCGTGCAACAGTTCTAGATGGAACTGACGCAAATAACTATACTCTTGCCATTGAGCCAGGTAAGGCATACGTCAAAGGCTTTGAATTTGAAACGCTCGGCACAATCAAGATTGATGTTGAAAAGCCAAGAAGTGCAGCAGACGTAAAACAATTATCAGATATTGATGTTGATACATCATCAGGAAATTACTTGTATGTAACGTCTGTGGTATCACCTGGACAGGGCAATGCGTTTATCAACATTGCATCATTCGAAAAATTAGATATTCACTGCGGACTATCATCACAAATCAACGTTGGTTTAGGTGGTTCTGCTGCAAATGGTTTCATTTATCAAAATACTAAGATTGGTACAGCAAGAGTTCGTGACTTTATTCGTGATGATAATAGCACTGAATCTATTGTTGATGGAAATGGTGTTTATAGAATTTATCTAACCGATGTAAACATTACTCCAAAAGTTCTAAAGGCTTCTGGAACTCATACATCAACAACTCTAAACGTGGCTTCTGGTCAGTTTATGCCACGCACTAATGGATTGTACACTAACGTTTCAATAACCATTCTTCCAATTAGATTAGATGCTGTTGAGAATGTTTATGCAACCGCTCTTGGAAATACTTTTACAGTCAACGCTAATAACAACGGCACATTTGCTGGTAAGGTAAATGTTGGTGACATTGTTCGAGTTGGAGACTTTGCTAAAGAAGTTACTGCTGTTGCCACAGGTAATTTGACAGTTAACTCAGCGTTCGCATATACTATGGCGAACTCATCATCAAACCCTGTTGTTGTGTATAAACAGACAGAATATTCTCAAAATGTTAGCGAACAAACACGCACCATCGCAAATTCTTGGTGGCAAGCAAACTATGCCACACTTGAAGTAGATCGTGCATTTGATAATGATGGTGTCCCAGATAATAATACAGTCTTTCAATTAAACTTTGGCGTTGATGACGCAAAATGTTTAGTTTCTGGCGTTGCAGTAGCAAACTCATTGCTTGCGAACGTAAACGTGGCAATGAATATTGCTCTTGATTCTAAGTTGATCACTGGCGATACTTATCTCTCAGATCCTCAAGATAAAATCTTTATATATCAGCTTCCTGGCTCATTCGTAAGAAGAACCTCAATTAATAATGCTGATTACGAATATGATAAGATGGTGATGAACAAGACAGTTTCTGGTACTCCAGGTGTCTTCGTTATTGGATCTGGTACTCTTGCAGCTGCAGAATCTATTCCATGGTCTGGCACAACGAGTTCAATTAGAGATAATCTAGTTGTTTATGTTCGAGACAAGGGTGCTTCCTCAACACCAAACGGATCATTGCTCAATCTAACCTCAGCAAACGTAACCGTCACATCAAGTCAGATTACGATCGATACTGGCGACGCTGCGCTTCAGGCAATTGATGCTGTTGTTCGTGTTAAATTGAATGATACAGAAGATCTAATTCGCACAAAAACGTACTATGCTGATTCGTCATTCAGCGCTGATCCGTTTACATATCCAACATCAAACGCAACAGCAAATGTTGAAGTGTCGTTAACTAACCTCGGACATGTTGCATCGCTTAATCTTGCAAACGGTTTGATTTGGCTCTCAAATCCATCGTTCAATGCTGTACGTCCTGGAGATTCAATTTCTTTATTCCTTCCAGACGTTGTGAAGGTCAACAAAGTTCTAATGGGTAATACAACACATTATCCTGATTCGAATAATGTTGAAGATATTACAGAAAGATTTGTATTTGATTACGGTCAACGCGATGACAAGTATGATCACGCAAGAATTATTCTAAAACAGGGTTATGGTTCTCCTTCTGGAAAACTGCTTGTCCACGTTGACTTCTATCATCATATCTTCTCAACTGTTAATAAACTATCTTTCTTTGGTCCATCATCATACAGTCAAGAGCAATATGACGACAACTTAATTCCTGTATATGCTGCACAAATAAATGGCGGAATATACAATCTCCGTGATTGTTTGGACTTCCGTCCATCAAGACCAATCGGAGATGTTTCGGATAGTTTTAATGTTCCAAATATTCCAAACCCAGATTCAACTACTGAGTTATCATTTGACTATTACATGGCAAGAATTGATAAACTCGTGTTGTCGAAAGATAAAGAATTCAGAATTATTAAAGGTAAGTCAGGTGTAGTCCCATCAGTCCCACGAGATGATGATGATGCAATGACTCTATACACATTGCGCTTACCACCATATGTTAATGACGTTCAAGCCATTCGTATGGAGTATAATGAAAATCGCCGCTTTACGATGAAAGACATCTCAAGTCTTGATAAGCGTATTGAAAAACTTGAGTTTTTTGTTTCGTTAAACAACGTAGAAAAACTCGCAATGTCTGATAAAACAAGTTACGAAGATAATACTGAAAAAGAAAAGTATGGTATTGTTGGTGAGAATTTTCAAAACTTCTCGATTGCAGACTTTAAAGATCCAGCATTTAGTTGTGGATTAGATCGAGGGTTCTTAATACCAAGAACAGAAACAAAGGCATTGTCATTCGCAAATAAATTTTTATCAAATGCAAAACTTAATAAAAAGACAATATCACTAAACTTTACAGAAACACCTGCAATCTCTCAAAATCTTGCTTCTGATAAGGCAGTGTCTGTACAACCATTCCTATTCGGTCAGTTTAATGGTATTGTTGAGATGTATCCAGAAACTGATTTCTGGGTTGAGAATAAACTCAAGCCAGAAGTAATTACAGTTCCTGAGCGTATTATTGTTGAGCATACAACAGTTTATAAAGAAACAGTTATTGAAAGACAACCTCAAATCACGATTGAACAGATTTTCCCAACGAGAAATGTTGAGACTATTATCATTCGTGAACCTGCAGTTGTTCCAATTCCATCTACGCCTGATGTGGTTATTGTGGATAATCCTCCACCACCAATTATTGTTCAACCAGATGTGCCAGTTGAACCACCTCCACCTCCTCCACCACCAGAGCCACCACCTCTGCCGTGGGAACCACCACCTCCTCCTCCAGAGCCACCAACTCCTATCGATTTGGGTAGCCCACCTGATCCAATCTGGATTCCATATGACCCACCACCAGTACCACCTGATCCTGAACCAGTGGTTGTCACTCAACCAATTGCAGCTGGCGGTGGTGGATGCGTTGTGCTCGAGAGTTTCATTCCACTTGTTGAATCAACAATTGTCAACAAGAGAGAAGTCAAACAAGCATTCCAATTAATCTCAGGATTTAAGATTAGTCTTGGATCTGAAAATGAATCTCTCGAACCAGTTATTGGGACTGTTGTAAATAATTTTGTGGATGTACAACCTTGCGTTAGAATAGAAACAGAAAGTGGAATTTCATTAGTATGTTCTACAACTGCACCAATTTACACTAAAGAGTTAGAATTTGTTAATGCTCCAGATTTGATGGGACGTTCAGTTGCTTGCATGAAAGACGGAGCAACATTCTGGGATAAAGTTGTTTCCGTTGAATCCGTTGGAGACAAATTTGTAAATGTGATTGATGCAGGTGGAACAGCATTTTGGGCTGGAGAAAAAGAAGATTCATACATATTGCATCATAATGTGAAAGCATGGAATCGTACTGATCAGGGACTTGAATACGATAAGAAATAATTTAATTGGGAAACAATAATGGCAATTAAAACAGAGTTTGGAACAGTAGTTGTTGATACAAATCTAGTTCCTTATATGAGACCTATAGATATCGAGTTTACTGCTCGAAATCTCAAACCATATAAAATCGGTAGTGTCTTTTTCGACGACATTGCCGTTAATCGCTTTTGTCAAGTTGGCAATAAAGTAGAAATTGATGCAAAGAAAGTTATTGCAATTACTTCAAATACGGCAACAGCACCAACCTCTGGTCAATTAGTATACCAAGGATCGTCAAACGAAGCCGCATCATTTACCGCAACTGTTGATGCATATTATTCTGGCAACACAACGGTAATTCTTCGTTCGTTATCTGGAAATTTTGATGATACAGCTTCGTTGTTTATTGAAAATGGTTCGGGTGCAACTTACGCAAATGCAAGAATTGTCACTGTAAACGATTTCAATACATCAGATTCTTTCTATGCTGGAGAAGGTGTTATTTCTCCACAATCAAATACGTTTGCGACAGTTATCGCAACGACTGGTGATGATGTTGTTTATCTAAATCAAAATTATCATAATATTAATGTTGTTGCAACCAGCGGTTCTACGCTTGCCGATTATACTAGCAAGTTTAAGGTTGGTGATCTTGTATTCCAAACTGCAGATGGTCAAAACAGATATGACCTTGCAACATTCCGCGGACATGTTGAATACATTAACACGACTGGTGGAGCAATTGCAATTCGTCCAATCGACGGAACATTAGTTGCTAATGCCACAAGCACTTCGACAAATGCAAACGCCAGACTCTGGTGTGTTACTGATACATCTTCACCTAAACCACTTCACCTAAACTCATTTAATCTTTCTGGTTTTCCAGTAGATTCTTATCTTAAGAGCGTCGCAAACTCTGCAAACATTAAGATTATGGCATACACACATACATCAGGTGTGCTTGCAAATACATTAAATGCGTCATTGACTGAGGTCTTATTACCAACTAGCGCAAATACTTCTTTTGCTGCTGGTAATCTAATTTACTTTACTAGTGGCACTTCTGCTGGTACACTTAAATTGATCACAGCAGTAAATGGTGCAACTGTTACTATTGACTCTGCGCTAGATCTAGATTATAACTCAAATACAACATATTCTATTGGTAACTTTATTGTAGATGATACTGGTTGCCTTGCTGGTGTGTTCAGCGTTCCAGCATATCCTGGATTTAAGTTTAAAACTGGTAATCGTGTATTAACAATCACTGACACTTCAACTGTAAGCGATCCAGATTACGCAATGCGCGCAGCTGGTTCATTTGTTGCAAGTGGTATATTAAAGACAACTCAAAGAATTCAAACAACACCAACACTTCCACCTCTCCCTGAAGTGGATTCTGATGCGCTTGTTCGTCCAATTTCTCCAGCTGATAGATCGTATAATACGGATGCAGTTAAAAATCCATCAACATCTTCTACTGGTTCAACAACACCAAGAATCAATCTCGGAGATGGTTTGTCTCAAACATTCTTTACACCACGTCCAAAATCAAGCGCAAACAAGCAAGATTATGGTATGTTCGTAAGTTCTGTTGATCTATTCTTTAAGAGTAAGCCATCAACATCTCTTGGTGCGATGCAGCTTCCAATCACATTGAAGATTGCAGAAGTTCAAAATGGTTATCCAACAAAGAATTATCTTGCTGCTAAGACAATTCAATGTAAGGATGTTAAGATTTCTACAGTTCCAAGCACGTCAAATACTTCAACTGTCACAAAGTTTACATTTGATGATCCAGTATTCTTAGAACCAGCTCGCGAATATGCGCTTGTTCTCGGATCTGACTCTCCAGATTATGAAGTATTCGTTGCAGAACTAGGCGCAGATGTTCTTGGTGCTACACCAACTCGTCGTATTTCCGAGCAGCCATACGCTGGTTCATTCTTCCGCTCACAAAACTCATCAACCTGGACACCATATCAGAATCAAGACTTGATGTTTGTGATCAATAAAGCAGTGTTCTTTAATTCTGGAGACGGCACTGCAAGATTTACACTAGATGAAGCACCAGAAGCAAATAACTTTGTTGATAAGGTTATTTTGATAGCGTCTGACCTTGACTTCCCAGTGACTGACCTTTCTTACAGCCTTCGTGGTGTTTACGCAAATGGATCAGGTCAAACTCAAGAAAGCGCCAGCGGCGTTGAATTGACTAAATTCTCACCAGTTGAGTATGGAACTATTCTTGATAAGTCAAATAAAACATCTATCAATCGTCGTAAATTGCTCAAGGGTAACGCAAACAGCTTTATTTTAACAGTAACTATGTCAACAGGCGATGCAGATATTTCTCCAGTAGTAAATATCGAAAGACTTGGTCTTACTGCATCTCGCTTCTTGATTAATAATGCTGGCATTCCAAACAATCAAATTTCTCTTTTGAGTTATGGTAGTGGGTATAATGCAACAATTACTTCTGCTAATGTTTCAAATGCTCAAGAAAATGTATTTGGAACTTCAGCTTCGACATTAGTCGCAAATGCTGCGCTATATCGCCAATATATCTTTGCTAATAACGCAAATATTGGTTTCTATGCAATCAATATTGCTGGTGGTGGTGGTTCTGGCGCAACTGGCTTCGCTGTTGCAAACACTGATGGTCAAAATACTGTCAACTACGTTGTTATCACCGATCCAGGTAGCGGATATTTAACTAATCCGACGATTCAAATCGTTTCTGGTAACGCATCACCAAATTCGAATGCAACAGCAGTAGTCGCTGGAGAAACAGGCAAATCTGGTGGTAATATTCAGGCGAAGTATATTACTCGAGAAATTGTTCTAGAAGATGGCTTCGAGTCTGGTGATATTCGTGTGTTTATGGATGCGGTTCGCCCAACTGGAACAGACGTCAACGTTTACTACAAAGTCAAATCAGTAGACGATAATGATCGTTTTAGCGATAAGAGCTGGCAGTTAATGTTCAAATATAAAGACATTTACTCCAAGAATCCTAGATCGCTCATTGGGTTAGAATTTAGACCAGACTTATTAGAAAACAGACTTTCATATGTTGAAAATGGAGTTACTTACCCTATTGGTGGTAAATTCAAGTCTTTTGCAATTAAGGTTGTATTGACCTCCTCTGACCCATCATTAGTACCTAAAGTTAGAAATCTTCGTATTATTGCGACCCCAGAAGGTTAATTATGTCGAAAGCAAGGATTGAAGGAAGCCCCAATTTCATAAAAGATGAGAGAAACATTGCTGTGTTAAATACGAATAAAGCCGTTATTGCTAAACATGAGCAAAAAATGGCTGAACTTCGTAGAAATAAGCAGGTTGACGACGACATAAATAATCTGAAATCTGAAGTTTCAGACATAAAAGATATGCTTTCCCAAATTTTAAAAGCCGTTAGTGGCGAGAAGTAGACATGGCAAATACAGTTAATGTAGGCATTACAACAACAGCCTGTACTTTCAATCAGTGGCGTATCACCGACAATCTCATGGCGAACGACGTCAACGAGATTGCTCGTGGCAATTTCGTGAAGGCGACTGGAAATGTTACCATTTCTAATGGATTCCTTCTTCTTGCAAACTCCTCTGGTGGCGTTATTCTAGATGTTCGTGATGATACGAACATCGACGGAACACTTACCGTAAAAGATATCGAAGTTGATAACTCAACTGGTCACGTCTATGTTGATGCTGGCGATATCTGGTTCCGTCGTATGGGCTCGGCAGATCGTTTCTGGAGCAACACAAACACAACATTCTTCTGTTCTAATGTTTCTGTAACAAACGCAGAAGTCGGAACTTTGAATGTAAACAATCAGATGGTGACGGTAAATACCTCCATCTTTAATGTTGCAAATACTAATCTTGCAGCAACGATGAACGTCCACCCAGCCAATGTTTGGGTATTTGGCGCAAACTTAACTATTCAGAATACTTCTTCTGGATCTTTAAATGTCTTTAATAGACTATTGCACGTTAACTCTGGTAATTCGTTCTTCGGAAATACTTCTGCGCTTGCAACATTCAATGTCCATCCAGCAAATGTCAATTTCTTTGGCACGAATGTAACTGTATCAAATACAACTGCTGGATCGCTAAACGTTGATAATCGTCTTGTGATGGTTACAACGCCAAATATTTTCTTCTCAAACACTCACTCATCAGCCAGATTTAATGTAAATCCAAATACTTACTTCCATGGCGGTGAGGTGAATGTTGCGAATACTGCGCTTACTTCTACTGTAAACGTTCATACTGGTAATGTATTCTTCTTCAGTGGAAATGTTACAGTATCAAATACAACTGATGGCTCTCTAAATGTCGACAATAGACTTGTTATGGTGACAACACCTAACATCTATTTCTCGAATACACATTCTTCTGCTCGCTTCAATGTAAACCCAAACACCTTCTTTACTGGTGGCGAAGTCAACGTATCAAATACAGCATTGACTTCTACAATGAATGTTCACCCTGCAAATGTTTGGTTCTTTGGTGCGAATGTAACAGTATCAAACACCAGCGATGGCTCATTTAATGTTGATAATCGTTTGGTCAGAGTAACATCGCCAAATGTGATCTATGCAAACACTCATGCTTCCGCAAGATTCAATGTATTCCCAAATACATTCTTCCACGGTGGATTAGTAAACGTCGCAAACACTTCACAGTTTGCTACAGTTAACATTACGCCAAATACTTGGATTTTTGCAAACCTAAACGTTGGCTCAAATCTTGAAGTTACTGCAAACACTTTCTTGTATTCTAATTTAACAGTATCTAAGAATACGCTAATTTCTCAAAATGCAAACGTCGTTGGAACATTCAATGTAACTTCTACTGCTGAAGTAACTGGAAACACATCGCTCTATTCAAACCTCGCTGTATCTAAGAATACAACGATGTCGCAAAACGCGAATGTATCAGGTACGATGAATGTTGGTTCAATACTAGCAGTCACTGGCAATACTGAACTTCTATCCAACCTTGCAGTTTCTAAGAATACGACGTTGAGCCAAAACGCTAATGTCCTAGGAACTTTAAACGTAACATCTTTCCTCGATGTTGGTGCAAATACAGCAATTGCTGGCAATTTAGCGGTATCATGGAACACTTCTACTGGTAACTTGAGTGTTACGCAGAATGTTGCTGCTGGAAATATTGCTGCAGCAAATGCTGTTCTCACAAATAATCTAGCAGCAGGAAATCTTTCTGTTTCTGGTCTATCTAACTCTACTTGCGCAAACATTACTACGCTTTGGGTTCAAGACCTAACAGTACAAAATGCCATTGCTGCACCTGCAACAACGACAGGTTCTGAATATAGATTGCGCGTTAGCCAAGGTTCGCGCCAAGATGGTTTCTTTGGTGTTGGACTTGGAACTACGGCAAATGGTAATGCATGGTTAAGATTTGATACTTCATCTGGCAATGTTTGGCGTGCAACGGCAAATAGCACTGAAGGAACTTACTATACGATTATCACGCGCCAAAATGTATCTGATGATGTTGCAACAACTGATTCATCAAATGTTGCATCACTCACAGCAGTTAAGATCGCGAATGCAAATGCTCTTGCTGCGTTGGCTGCGGCAAACTCAGGAGCCAATTCTGTTTGGGTCTATGCTTACGGTGGTTCTGTTCTTTCAAAAGCAAATCTAAACTTTATCAATACTGCTTCTGTGAATGCATTTGCTGATGCAAATGGTTCAACTCAAGCCAATGTATCGTTTGCAATGAACACTGCAAACATTGTGGCAATTGGTACTGGCGCTGCTGCTCTTACGATTTCGCCAAACACTACGATTTCTCAAAATCTAACTGTAAGCGGTAATCTAACTGTCACAGGAAATATTACTGGTACATTGAAGTCGACAAAAGACTCGCTCACAACTGCTACGGTTTCAGGCGCGACGACTGTCAACTTAAATAATGGTAACTGGTTTAGATATTTC